GTGCTGGATGACTTTACCACCCTGAATGGACAAGCCGGTGTTAGTTTTCTAGATAAACTTAATAGAAATACTAGTGCTGGAAATCCATGGAAGAAATCTAAGAAACATTTTTTGGAAAGTATTTCACCTGTGGGTCAAAATCTCGACCCCGTGAAAGTTGATTTAGAAATTTCACAGAGAATGGATGAGATTTTGTCTCATTATTTAGAAGGGAGATGTGCACATCCAAATTTTTGTGCGCATCTTAAAGATGAACCAGTATCATTTAAGAAAGTGAAAATGGGTAAAACCCGTGTTTTTACGGGTGCTCCCATGGATTGGTCATTAATTGTTCGAAAGTTCCTTCTTACATGTACTAAGCTAATTCAGGAAAACCGCTATTATTTCGAAGCTGGACCTGGAACTATAGCTCAGTCATTGGAATGGCATGAGATGTATAATTATGTCGTTAAACATGGTGTAGATAGAATTGTTGCAGGTGACTATAAAGCGTTTGATAAACGAATGTCACCTTGTGAAGTTCTAGCTGCTTTCGATATATTACATGATATGTGTGAACATTCGGGGAACTTTACTGAAGAAGAATTACGTGTTATTCGAGCAATTGGAGAAGATACTGCCTACCCTTTGGTGGATTATAATGGAGATTTAGTGCAATTTTATTGTTCAAATCCATCAGGGAATCCCTTAACAGTCATAATTAATAGTATTGTAAATTCACTTCGAATGAGATACGTATATTATGATCTCAATCCCAATACGGAATGTGAAACATTTAATGATAATGTATCTTTAATGACTTATGGTGATGACAATATAATGTCCGTTTCTACCAGAACGGATTGGTTTAATCACACAAGCATTGCACAATCATTTGAGAAATTGGGAATTGTATATACAATGGCTGATAAGGAAGCTGAGAGTATACCATTTATTCATATCCGAGATGCTTCTTTTTTAAAAAGAAGTTGGCGTTTTGATACTAATATGGGTTGTTATATGGCACCTCTCGACCACGATTCTATAGAAAAGATGTTAACCGTTTGGACTAGATCCAAGGCTATACCTGAAGAGGCTCAAGCCACTGCAGTTATCGGAACAGCATTGAGAGAATACTTTTTCTATGGAAAAGAAGTTTTTGAAGATAAGCGAGAAATGCTACAGAAATTAGTTGAAGACATGAGTATCCAGAACTGGGTCGAGGATTCAACATTTCCAAGTTATCAAAAACTTTGTGATGACTTTTGGGAATCATCTAAACATGTACGTTTGGATGATAATTAGTTATCAACATGGGCTTTAAGAGTATGTCCAAATTAAACCAAAACTCTTCGTGTTTAATAGTCACTGCATGTGAATAGAATAAACCTATTAGATCCAAGGTCACTTGAGAATGGATTAAACACGTAACTTACCAGAGCGTTCCTCAAAATCCTTATTTAAGGATGTGCCCGGTTAGTGCACAAAAGGTCTTGTAGTGTGCTACTATGGTATGAGCTAACCTTGTAGTTACTAATAAGCTTGCTAAAAGTTTTACTAAATTTATTACAGATCTTAAAAAAGATACTCTCCAAAAGCTTCTGGAAGCACAAAATAAAGAAATTGACTTTCTTTGTGAAGAAGCTTTTGGACAAGCTATGGAGCTTTTTCCTCTACCTGAGGATGAAGAGTACACAGCATGTTCGAGCTATCCAA